TCTTACTTTTTTGATCCTATCGCTAGATGTTTTAGCTCCCCAGGCAGGAGACTAATTAGTATATTCGTAATGGTAATTTTAGGATTAGCCTTGGAATTGATATACCTATTATACAATGACGATTATCTAGAATCAGTAGAATTACAAGTCCGGGAACCAGTGTATTTTATGGTTGGAGAAGATATGAAAAAGCAGATCGAAAAAATGCGTAATGACCCTAATGATGTCAGAGATTCGGACCTATATAAATTCTCTAAATTTTGCAACCGAGATGATATGTTCTATAGGAGATACGTGCCTACAAGAGACGATAGGAAATATTTACAATTGGCCTGCGAAAAAATTCTTCACGATTATAAGGAGACTAATTTCGGAGACATAAGTAGATGATAACAGTATCTGATTTCCGCCTAAGGTTCCCTGAGTTTGAAGATCCGCTATTATACTCTGATGATCGGATCCAATTATTTATAGATGATACGATCTTATACATGGGTGATGATGAGCATCACTGGTGTAATAAGTACGACTTTGCACAAGCTTATCTAACTGCTCATTTACTAGTTATCGGTACACGCAGCGAAGCTGGTGACACATCAATAATCGCCGGCCCAATATCATCTAAAACAGCAGACGGGGTATCGGTAACCAGAGCAGTATTAGCTAAAAATAGATCAGACCAAGATGATTTTTACATGTCAACTACCTACGGTCAGCAATTTTTAATGATTAGAGATAATTGCTTTGTCGGTGTGAGAGTTGCAAACCAGTTATGAAATCTAAAGTTAAAGTCAAGAAAAGTCCTAATAGAGCGCTTAAAGATCTTGAAAAATTAGGTAAAAAGTTCAAAGGTACTGATAAAGTTAAAGTAGGTTTACCTAAAGACTCAAACGCCTACCCGGACGGGACATCCGTGATTGAAGTCGGTGCAACCCATGAATTTGGTAGCCCTGAGCGCGGAATACCTCAGCGCAGTTTCTTACGCTCCACTATTAACGATGAGCAAAGATCATATAAAGTCCTCTTTAAAAAATTATCTAAAAAGATCCTGGAAGGATCAATAAGTAAAGACGAGGCTATGAAAATCTTAGGCTTGACTGTGCGTAATGATGTCACCAGTCGGATAACCGAAGGTATCGATCCTCCGCTAAAGAGCCGAAAGGGTACGCCTTTAATCGACACAGGTCATCTTAGACAATCAATAACTTATGATGTGGAGTAATAATGACAATACGGGTCGATGAAGCACTAGATGCAGATACATCAGAAATTGTAGTTGTTTTTAGGACATCGCCAGGGGCTTATGTGAGTGGGATTTATCAACCTAGTATTGTAGATACATTTAAAACGCTATGTAGCGTACAGCAACCGACACCAGAAGATTTGCAAATCCTTTCAATGGGTGAGCGCGACAAAGATATACGTAAGTTTATCTGTAAAAAATCCGTAAGGACTACTGATGATAAAGACGGGACAATTGCAGACGTGATACGATACAAAGGTAAAGATTACAAAGTTATACAAGCCTCCGATTGGGACGTGTACGGCTATACAAGAGCCTTTGGAGCTCGTAAGCAATGATATTATACGGGGTAATCAATAAACTGATAAGAGATACTGTTGATTTAGCACTCATATCACCTGGCTTTACGATAAAAGCTAAGCAGCAAAACGCTCCAAGGCCCCCGGGGGCTTACGCTGATGTAGATTTAATTAGCGATACTGGCATCGGCTGGGATCAATATAGTATAGAAAATAACATTGCCGATCCAGATATAACAGTTAATACTGATCAAATGCGCAGGATAGCATTGTCATTGGGTTTTTATCGACAGGGTGCGATAGATAATGCTAGATTGGTACAGCAAGCCTTGGTTAGACAATCCATACAAGATATATGGCGTCAAGGTAAAGTAGCGCTTATACGTAGATCAGAAGTGCGCGAAATATCCTCAACGCTTGAAGATACCTGGGAAGAGCGAGCTCAATTTGATATCATGATCAGTGTTGTCGGTACAGATCAAGATGTGATTAGGTCTATACAGTCTGTAGATATTGCAGGTCGATATCAAACCGAAAATTTGTATTATAACTTTAATTTGGAGATACCACAATGACAATACCCGTATCCAGCGTCGTAGATGTAAGCATTGCGATCGGAGCTCAGTATCCAGCACGCAAAGGCTTCGGAGTTTTAAACATCGTGACGTCTGAAGCAGGCGTAATTAACCTTAGCGAGCGCGTTAGATCTTATCAAAATTTAGACGGTGTGGTTTCTGACTGGCCGGCAGGATCGGAAGTCGTTAAAGCAGCTACGTCATACTTTAGTCAACAGCCAAAACCGACGGAATTAAAAGTATCTACTCGATACCCCGATGCACAAGCCGCTACGCTCCGTGGCGGTACACTGACAGCTAGTGATATCCAAGCATTAATTACAATAGTAGACGGATCTTTAGGTATTACTATTGATAACACTAATACGGATATTAGCGGGCTAGATTTTACATCGGATACAGATGGGGATCAAATCGCAAGCACGCTGCAATCTGCTTTACAGTCTGTAGGCGGAGCAGGTTACTCAGCTGCAACATGCGTGTACGATGGTGATGTTGATTCAGGTCGATTTTTAATCACATCAGGTAGCTCAGGCGTCACGTCTACTATCAGTTTTTTAAGAATCACTAATCCGGCGACTGGTACTGATATTTCATCTATATTGCAAATGCGACAAGGCGAAGCAACTAAAGTAGATGGTATTGACGCTGAGACGATAACCGCATCTTTAAATTCGATTCAAAATACCGATGAAGACTGGTACGGCTTAATGTTTACGAAAGAGGTTCGCGACAGTATCCAGATTAATAGTGAAGATGCGGTTGAAGCGGCTGCAGAATGGTGCGAAGCTAGGATCAAAGTTTTTGGCAACACAACTAATGATCTTGACGTATTAGATAGCGTGACGACTAATGATATCGCCTCTAAGCTAAAAGATAAGAATTTTAGACGTACTATAACGACATATAGTAGTTACTCAGACGAGTATCCTTCAGCTTCGATCCTCGGGCGAGCGTTTACTGTTAATTTTTCCCAGCCTAATAGCACAATTACCTTAAAATTCAAACAGATGCCAGGTATTACAGTTGAAAAATTGCAACAGTCACAAAAAGCTACTTTGGACGCTAAATCCGCTAACGCTCTTATCGAAGTCGGAGGAAGTGATATGTATGCGGAATCTTTCATGGCTTCGGGTGTGTTTTTTGATGAAGTACATGGTGTGGATTGGCTTCAAAACGCCATCCAGACGAATATTTTCGGGTACCTTTTAACACGAACTACTAAAGTCCCATACACTAATAAGGGCGTCGCGGCTCTTGAGCAACAATTAATAAAAGCTCTTGACGAAGCCGTTCGGAATGGATTGATAGCCCCCGGTGAAACTGTCGACGGTAGATTCTTACCGGCCGGGTATGAGACAGTGGTTATACCAGTAGAAGACATAAATCAGTCGGATAAAGAAGCTCGTCATTACCCAGGCCTGAGTTTTACAATACTTGGCGCTGGTGCTATACACAGTGTGCAAATCAATGGCGTTTTTGAGCGATAGGAGAATTAGAAAATGAAAGAATATGGCTTTTTAGATACACTATTGCTTGTTAATGGCGTTGAAATTAGCGGTTTTGACGAAGGGGACGATGTTATAAATCTTGAGCGTATGAATGATTCAGCGTCAAGTAAAGTAGGTACGGACGGTGAAATGACAGTATCTATGAGCGCTGATCGCCGAGGTACAGTTACGTTCCGATTGATGCAAACTTCCGATTTGAATTCCTATTTGTCAGGATTGATAAGCGCTCAGGAAAACGGTGCTTTTATACCGGTTTTTGTACAGTTTAAAGACGTCCGCGGCAATGATCTCGGTTCCGGTACGCAAGGCTTTATCAATAAGCCTGCGTCTATGGTACGCGGGACAAATGCCAATGCACAAGAATGGGTTATTACTGTAGAGCGCTTAGACTTACTCCACCTCGGCGGTGTTTAAAAGTTTCCGCCCTTGATCCTCTCAGGCCGAGTGACCCCCGATCGCACTTTGGTCCTCAAGGGCGGAATTTAAAATGATCGGTAATTTAAAATGATCGGTAATTTAAAATGACATGCGAAACTAAAAATAAAGAAATTGATGGAATTGAATATAGTGTTACTCAATGGCCAGCTGAAAAAGCAATACTGATGAAATTACGACTAGTTAAAGCTTTTGGCGCATCTTTAATGAGCTTAATTAGTAAAACAGATCAGGACGAAGAATCTTTATCTGACGCTATATCCACACTTTTTGAAAACTGCTCGCCGGAAGACCTATTAGCATTGATAAAGAATTCGGTAGTCGGTGTTGCTTGTAGCGGTACAAAAATCACAGATTCGTCATTTAATTCAATCTTTTCCGGAGAAAGTTTGATTACAGTCTATAAAGTCTTTGCTTTTGTCTTGCAAGTTAATTACGCGGATTTGTTCAAAGGCCAACAGGTCGAAGAGCTGTTGGCCAAAGTAACAGCAAAAACATAGATATAAATGTATATCCAAATTTTAACGCTGAGTTACATCGGCCCGTGATAGCTGATCCTCCAATGTGCACGCTAAAAGAATTACAAGACGGCACGTACAGTATAGTCGATCTCGCGATGTTTAACGAGCTTTTAGATCTTAAGTCCGAACTTAAGAGAGGCGAACAATGATACTAGATGAATTGCTTGTAGCTTTAGGATTCGAATACGATCCAAAGGATATAGCTAAGTTTAGAAAAGATTTAACTCAAACCGTAAATATAGTTAAAAAACTCACGAGCGTAGCAGTTGGAGCAGCGGCAACAATAACAGGATTAACAGTAGCGTCAACTAAAGCAAGTGACGAACAGGGTAAATTCGCGGCTGAAATCGGAGATAGCGTTGAAAATATTGACGCACTTCAATTTGCTCTGGAAAGGTCTGGCGGCTCGGCAAACGCTATGGTCGATTCTTTAAGGAATTTAGCGATGAGATCGGCCGAAGCTGCCCGCGGCGTAGGTAGCGGCGTAGAAGCTTTTGGGATCTTAGGTATATCGGTAACTAGTAGTAATGGCGAATTAAAAAGATCCAGTGATTTGATGTTAGAAGTATCTGATCGCTTACAGGGCCTTGATAGATCAAGACAGATCGAATTAGCGGACAAGCTAGGTTTGACTGGATCAATACGCTTGCTGCAACATGGCTCGAAAGAAATCATTAACTTAACATCGGAAGCTAAAGCTCTAGGCGTAACTACGGCTGAAGATGCTAAAATATCCGCTCAATTTCAGGACTCCTTAACTAATATTTTTACAGTTGTTAAAGATTTAAGTCGCACCGTAGCTCGCGAATTTGCACCACGTATCAAAGATCTAGCTGATGCTTTTAGCACTTGGTGGATCGCTAACTCTGAGTTGATAAAACAAGGCTTACCTGGTTGGATCGATAAAGCAACGGTTGCTATAAAATTGTTAGCTATAGCTACTGGCGCATGGCTTGCTATGCGCCTAGCCACAGGTGTTATTTTAGTCGCTAAAGCCTTTAAAACGCTGTCGCTATCTGCAATGCTAGCTAATCTTGCTGTCCTTGGTATACCCGGCCTTATTGTACTTGCGATCGGTACCGCTGTAACTGCGGTTGGTCTTTTGATTGATGATATGCGTACTTTTTTTAAGGGCGGTGAGAGTTACGTTGGGGATCTGGTCAAAAAAATCCCTATGATCGGCGAAGTATTATACGCTATTGCTAACGCAGTTAAATATGTTAAAGATAAGTTTATAAGGGATTGGCAAGAGATCAAAGAGTTTTTTAGCGGTGTAATTAGTTCTGTAAAAGATGAAATTAATAATATATTTGTATTTTTAAAATCAGGTCAAGTTCTATCTACTTTTAAAATATTGCTTTCCAATTTAGCTAAGTATTTAAAAGATACGTTTTTAAATTCCTTAAAGATTGTATTTGATTTTTTCGAAGGTTTATGGGATGCTGTTTATTCATCTTTTAAAATTAAGGTGCTCAAGCCGATATCTACCGCTTTAAATAATCTAACTAAACCGATAAGCACTGCTTTAAATAAAGCGGCGAATATTGGATCAAAAGCATTATCGCAAGCTAAATCTTTTTTAGGTTTTGATAATGTTTTTGATCCAAAAGCATTATCGCAAGCTAAACAAGATTTAGGTTTTGATAATGTTACCAATCCAAAAGCATTATCGCAAGCTAAATCTTTTTTAGGTTTTGATAATGTTTTTGATCCAAAAGTAAAAAAATTTTTAGAATCGACTGTTAAACAGGGTAATATAAGCACATCAACTGTTAAACAGGGTGATATAAGCACATCTACTGTGCGTAACAACATAACAAAAGTAGATAAGCTTGAGATAAGCGTACCGGGCACTGGTGATCCATCAGCTGTAGCTAATGCTGTATATAACATATTTCAACAGACATCCCAAGATCTTAATACAGCAGTGGAGCAATAGATATGGCTTTTGAGCAACTGTTTATACGTACGCAAAAATCACTAGCTGGAGTAGAGCTTGACGCAGTTATCAGCGAGACTCATAATAACAACATTAGCTTGACGAAGAATCCAGTCGAATTAGGTACAGATATTACTGATCACGCGATTATTGAGCCGAAGAAGATAAGTATTGTTGCGCAAGTCAGCGATACACCTTTAGGGACAGCAGCGCTCGGTGAGATTGTAGATTCGGTGACTGGATTTTTTGGCACATCAACAAGTCAAAATCTCACAAGATCTACAGCTGCTTACAATGCTATCAAAGAGATCGTGGAGCAGAGAGAGCCGATCGAAGTGCAGACTAAATTAGTACTGTATACAAATATGCTGATCACAAGCCTCAACATTACTCAAGATAAAGATAGTTCGCGCGTTGCTCTGATGAATATAACTCTGGAAGAAGTGTTAATTACGAGTTCAGAAATTATTCAATTCGATCCAGATGATCTCTTAGAAGGTCAGGTTAGAGAACAGGCCTCATCAGCGCAAAAAAGAGGCCGCCAAGAAGCTAAAGCGGCTAATGACGCGGTAAGCAAATCAGCTTTAAAATCGATAGTGGGGTGGATTAAAGGATGATCGAAATACCATTAAATAATTACCCTGAGCAGTTTTTATCGACAGTTATTTCGGGTCAAACTTATGATTTAAGGGTTGTTTTTAACAGTCGATCGAAAGTGTGGTCTATATCTGTATCTCAAAACGGATCAGCTATCGTAGACGGCGTAGCTTTACTCGGCGGAGTAGATATTTTTGATCAATATAATATTGGTATTAAAAACGCATACGTAGTCAATCTGGACGATGATAAACAGGATCCTACGCCTGAAAACCTTGGCTCTTCAGCGAAACTTTTTATCTTAGAAGATGAGGATCTGAGCAATGAGTAGACAGTATAAAAGGGCTTACGAGCTAACGATAATACCGGATGATGGCGAAGCTCGCGTCATAAGAGATCTAAAAGTGGATTTTGAGATTACAAAAAGTTTACTGAGCTACCCTAATCTTTGTCGTATCGATATTTACAATGCTTCTCCAGAGACGTTATCAGCTCTACAAAAAAAGTACACTAAGATTATCATCAACGCCGGCTACGTTGGATCTTTAAGATTATTGTTCAAAGGTGATGTTCGTAATATTTTCCAAGCTAAGTCGGGGACTGAACGAATAACCACTGTGTACGCCGGGGACGGGGAAAAATCTTGGCAGAATGCTAGGTTTAACAAGACTTTTGCTGATAACGTAACAATTAAAGCAGCAATTGACGAGATTTTAAAGAGTTTTGAAGGCGTTACAATCGGATCGATCGACGGAATACCAGATGTAGCTGACAAATTACGAGGTCAAACTTTATCAGGCTCTTCCAAGGATTTACTTGACAATTTTGCTAGTG